TTTGTGCCGAGACCGGGATACGTGTTTGCGCAAGCGGATTTCGACCAATTGGAGCTTCGTACGCTGGCGCAAGTGTGTATCTCACTCTTTGGGCAAAGCAGACTTGGGGAGTTGCTCAACGCAGGCCGCGACCCGCACACAGCGCTCGCCGCGGACATCCTTGGGATTCCTTACGAGGAAGCCATGGCGAACCGCAAACGACAGGACGTGGACGCCGCGCGTCAGGTCGCGAAGGTTGCAAACTTCGGGTACCCCGGTGGGCTGGGAATTCAGAAGCTAATGCTCTTCGCAAGGAAGACCTACAAGGTAATCCTCACCGAACGGCAGACGAGGCAATTGAAAGACCAATGGTTCGCTTCACTCCCGGAGATGAAGCTTTACTTCGATTACGTCGGGCAGGAGTGCAACAATGATGAAGGTCTCGCACGTGTCGTGCATTTGTTCTCTGGTCGAATCCGCGGGGCATGCACTTACACGGCAGCATGCAATTCGAGATTCCAAGGACTTGGAGCGGACGCTGCAAAGCGGGCCCTTTGGCGAGTGTCCCGTGCATCGTACGCGGAACCGGATTCTCCCCTATATGGATCGCGCGTCGTCAATTTCATCCACGACGAAATAATTTCCGAAGTGAGAGACGACGCGTTCGCCCACGACGCGGCGTACGAACTCGCTCGGCTTATGGTCCTCGGCGCGAACGAGTTCCTTCCGGATGTGCCGGCGAAGACGGAGCCCCTGCTCATGCGGCACTGGTCGAAGGACGCGAAGGCATTGTTCGACGAGAAAGGGAGACTAGTCCCATGGGATGGATGAATCTACCGGCAGACATCAGGGAATTGTTCGTAGCGGTAATCGACCTGGCGCGGGATAGCGGGCTTAGCAGAAGGAAGACTACGAAGTTCTTCGACCCGACTTTGGGAGCGGTTTACTTAACGGGGAATAAGTTACGACAGGAGTATGCGGTCAATGCAGCAAAACAAAGATTCCGTGAACGAGTTCGAGCTTTTCGAGAGTACTCCTACAGGGCGAAACGCCCGGAGACGGTCGGGAAGGGGAGAACGACTAATCGAATTCTTCTCGTTAGCATTGATAGGATTAGGGCTTTGGCTGCTGCCGGATTGTCCAACCGAGAGATTGGACGACGACTCGGAGTGAGCCACATGACGATTGCCCGGAGGTTGCACCATGGAAGGTAAGAAATACGATAGTGGAAAATTGAGGTGGGATCTCCTCCCACCCGAGCCTATTGAACAAGTCGTCGACGTGCTTACCCAGGGTTCGATCGAGTATGGAGACGAGAATTGGCGTCTCGTGGAGAACGGGAAGCGACGGTACGCCGCTGCGCTTATGAGACATATTTGGGAATTCCGTAAGGGTGCAATGCTGGATACGAAGTCGGGACTCCCACATTTGGCACATGCAATCACTAATTGCATATTTCTACTTGAACTATACAAGAATTCCGCTACGATTGTAAAAGGCGACAATGACGACGATTCGCAGATTCCCTCGAAGGGTGAAAGTGAGAGGGCATTACTACAAAGTAAGAGTCGTCCCAGAAAGTCAACTTGAAGACGGGGAAGGCTCCGGTCAAACAACTGTAGGGGATCGGCTTATTTGTATTGCCGACCACCTTTCCTCGGACGTCGCTAAAAGCGTTCTAGAGCACGAAATAGGGCACGCTGCGTGTGAGGAAAGCGGAGCGTGTGAGATTATCAAACGCTTCGTGAAGTCCGAGAAAGACCAGAGAGACCTCGAAGAACTCTTAGTTACGACTTGGCTTCCTGTCTATTTGCAAGCGGTAAAGGGAGAACGTAAGAAGTGAAGAAGCTTTTTTTCTTTCCAGATACGCACATCCCGTTTCAGGACCAACGCGCATTAGACCTCGCCATGAAGGCGCGGCAGTACTTCAAACCCGACCATACTTTCATACTAGGAGATTGGTGTGATTTCTACTCCGTCAGCGCCCACTCTAAAGACCCTCGACGAGTTAACGACCTCGAAACTGAAGTCGATGCTTGCCAAACAGTTCTCTCTGACATCGGAGGACTTAGCGACAGTAAGCATTTCATCTGTGGTAATCACGAACAACGTCTTGAGCGTTACTTGTCAGATAAGGCTCCGGCCCTCTTTGGCCTCGTCAAGATTCCACGTCTCCTTGACCTCGAATCAAAAGGTTGGTCGTACACACCATACGGTCGCGCCTATCGAATTGGACGATTGAGCGTTACCCACGATTGCGGGAATGCTGGTCCGTTTGCAGACCAGAAGAGCCGGGACACGTTCCAGGGAAACGTAGTCATTGGCCACACCCACCGAATGGGCGTTTCGTACAAGGGGAACGCAAAAGGTGTAGGTCACGTCGGCGCCATGTTCGGTTGGCTTGGCGACGTGAACCACATTGATTACATGCACCGGGTGAAAGCCCTTGAGTGGCAATTAGGTTTCGGGATTGGATTCCTCGAGAACGACGGAACGGTACGCCTCCAACCGTGCCCGATCGTGAACTACAAGGCGGAGGTTATGGGAAGGTTACTTAAGGGATAACTTGGCAAGGAAAGCTTCGGCGCCCAAGGCGCCACCTAATGACGGGCTTAGACTATTTCACGAACTGAAGAAGGCTAGAGCGGACGGGGATACGAAAGCCATAAAGAGGCTTACGGATAAGATTGTCCTCGAGAACATGCCCCTGGCGAAGAAGTTCGTCGCTCGGTATCTGAAGTACTCCCAAGTCCCGGTAGAGCCCGAGGACATGGTCAACGCGGGGTGTATCGGTGTTATCGAGGGAGTAAAACGTTTCGACCCGGACCGGGGATTCAAGTTCTCCACCTACGCCGCTTGGTGGATTCGGAACGCACTCCAAGTCACGCAAAAGAACGAGACGAAGATATTCCGCCCGAAGAACTTCGGGATGCCCTACAAGCTTTGGCGTAAAGCTGAGGCCATCGAAGCACAATTCGGTCGGGAGCCCACGGCGGAGGAGTTGGGTGTACTCGAGAAGGACCTCGAGGAGTGGAACGTGCATATCTCGTTCGTCCCACTCGACGCGGATATCTGGACGGACAACAATCTGAACCGTTCCGGTCGGACCCTGTCGGGGGATAACCAAGTCTCGAACTTCATCCCCGACCCGGAACCGAACGCGGAGGAGCAGCTCCAGACACACGGCTTGCAGAAGCTACTACGAGAGAAGGTGAACTCTCTCACCCCTCGGGAGCACCGAGTCATCCGGCATCTATTCTTCGAGGACTACAGCGTAGAGGAGACCGCGGAGAAGATGGGGCTTTCCCCGGAGTACGTCGTAGCGATTCGGAACGCGGTCATTGTGCGCTTGCGCGGGGAGTTGCATGAAGCAGCAACGGGTGAGTAGGGTCTCGATTCAGAGGGAGATAGGGCTTCGGGGGAAGCTAATCGACTTCGTCCCCATGGCGTGGCCGGTCATCGAACCGGCTTCGCACTTCCTATCGAACTGGCATATCGGCGCCGTGTGTGAGCACCTCGAGGCCGTGACGAGTGGGGAAATCGAACGCCTGATTATCAATCAGCCCCCAGGAACGATGAAGTCGAGGCTCGTCTGCGTCCTTTGGCCCACGTGGGTGTGGATTCGGGACCCGGGGTCTAGGTGGATGTTTGCCTCGTACGACTCGGGGCTAACAAAGCGAGACGCGGGGGCTGCCCTGAAAATCTTTGAATCCCGTTGGTTCAAGGACCGATGGGGGGACAAGGTCATGCTACCAAAAGAAGTTTCGGTTACGAACTACGAGAACTCGATGGGGGGGTTCCGGTTCGCGACGTCCGTAGGGGGTAAAGCGACGGGGCGCCACGTTGATTACCAAGTGTTCGACGACCCTATCAAACCCAAGGAGCTTACCAAGGTGCGTCTCGAGGAGTGCATCCAATGGTGGGACCAGACCATGGCCACCCGCGCGCGGGACATCCAGACGTTCCGCCGAATTGGGATTATGCAGCGGCTACACGACAAGGACCTCGCGGGGCATTGCATAGAGCAGGGGTATACCCTCCTGAAGCTCCCGATGCGCTACGAGCCGAACGCTGCGTGGATTCGGGACCCTCGTGTCGAGGAGGGGGAGCTTCTTTGGCCGGAGCGATTCCCGGAGGGCGAGACCGCGTCCCTCGAGCGTACGCTCGGGAGTATCGGCGCTGCGTCGCAGTTACAGCAAAGACCCGTGCCCGAGGGGGGAAACATCTTCCGAAGGGAGTGGTTCAAGTTCTGGGACGTGGTTCCGGACAAGTTTGACCAAATGATTCAGACTTGGGACCTCGCGTTCAAGGGGAAGGACGATTCAGACTTCGTCGTCGGGCAAGTCTGGGGGCGCAAGGGTGGGGAGTATTACCTCGTCGACCAAACCCGTGCGCGGATGAAGTTCCCCGCGACGGTCGACGCAATCAAAGCGATGACTCTGAAGTACCCAAAGACCGTCGCGAAGCTCGTCGAGGACAAGGCGAACGGTCCCGCTGTCTGCGACACCTTGGCCAAAGAAGTGTCGGGAATCATCATGGTGAATCCCCAGGGAGGAAAGGAAGCTCGGGCGAACGCGGTGTCCCCTCTGTTTGAAGCGGGGAATATCTATCTGCCCCCGAGGGAGCGTTTCCCGTGGGTAAACGAGTACATGCTCGAGATGGAATCGTTCCCCTTCGGAGCGAACGATGACCAAGTAGACGCGAGCACACAGGGACTTACGTGGTTGCACTTACGTCGTACAAATTTTCTAGCTGCAATGAAAAAACTCAAAGACGGGCTTGCAGGGTGACTGTAATTCCGTCATCACTGTATTCATGGATACAGCGTCAACGGAACCGGGGTTCACAAAGTACGAAAAACTGCTACGGCACTGCTCCCTACAAGCGCTCCTAGAGTACGTCGCGCGCGCCGAAGAGGAGCGAGGCACCTACACCGACATCTCGGAACTCGCGGAGGCGCCTACCGTCCCGTGCGAAGCGTGGGAGTCCGAAGAGGATACGTACTTGCCGCCGACTCTTTTCAGTGAGGTGTGGTGATGTCTTCGCAAGGCGACCTAATCAAACTGAAAACAATATTGCTGAAGGAGCTGAACGAGCCCTTCAAAAGTAACACGGAGGAAATTCGTTGTGTGATTTCGGTGTTGCTAGAGATTCAGTCTCTTCGGGACGAGGTTGAACTCCTAAAAGAAGCCAACCGAACTACGACGGTCGACGAAGAACTTGCCTTGTGTAAACAGGATTTGGACCTCGCCGAAGAAGCTAATGAGCGACTCCGTAGAAAAGTCCGTTTTCTTGAAGAGTCGCTCGATGCGGCTAGACGACGGTGTGATGCGTTAGAAGGAGACACTAAATGAACAACATCGACAAATTGACAGTAGGCAAGATTCGAAAAGTAGCCGAGATGCCGTGCCCGAAACGTCCGGCGACCCCGTTGCCGTTCAAAGTCGGCGACGCGTTGCTGATTCGCACCGTGACGATGATTTTGCTCGGACGCGTGATCGCGATCGGGCGGGATTTTATCACGCTAGAAGACGGAGGGTGGGTCGCGGATACCGCGCGTTTTAGTGAGACACTCGCGAAAGGGGCGTTGAACGAATTCGAGCGGGCACCGTCGTGGTTCATGGTCGGACGTGGCGCGATAGTCGACGTGTACCCATGGGCGCATGAGATTCCGAAGGTGACGAAATGAACGCGGCAGTCGTGCGGACGGGATTTGACATGTCGCGGTCGTGGTCGTGGTCGTGGTCGGGGTCGTTATGATCGATCTCGACGAGTTGGAGCGGCTGGAGCGTGAGGCGACGCCGGGACCGTGGCGAACGGATCGGTTTGGAGTGGTGTGGATCGACAAGGAGTCCTTGCGTGCCGCGGGAGCACGCTGGCTTATTCGTGGCCAAGTTGCCAGCGTGACTGGGATACCGGACGACTTGCCGTCCGATCATGTGGACAGAAATACCTCATTCATCGCAGCGGCCCGGAACGCGATGCCTGCACTTCTTCGCGAGCTGCGGGCGGCAAGGGACATCGTCGAGCACGTCAGGATGAATCCCGAGTACGCGACAATGCGAGCGGTTAACCTCGTCGCCTTATACGATCACGCGGCAAAGGGGGAGCGATGAGCCTACGAGACCTGAATTGTAACGAATACACGTGTATTCAATCGGGACCGGACGCGCCGCAATGGTTCACGTGGGCGACGGGACTCCGAAACTACGGAACGCCCGCCGATGTGTATCACGGGATGAAGCACGCTTATGCGTGTGGAGTCGACACTGAACGCGCGGCGATCGTGAAGTGGCTGCGCGCCACGTACACGACGAAAGAGACGCATTGGATACCGTCGCCCGACACTCCTCATTACATCTCGACGACGTTGGCGGACGCGATCGAGAAAGGCGAGCATTTGAAATGACCGTTACCGCAAAAGCATCGATACCGTTCTACGACCGCGCTGACCACGGAGCCGCGTCGGTTGGCGAAGTGGAATTCACGGATGAATCGCTCAACGCGCCGCTAATCGGCGTCAAACTTGGGCACACGCAAGTCGTCTACGTGAAGGCGTCGGACCTGCTCTCGTGCGTCAAGTGGATTACGGGGCATGTGAGATGACATATCGCTGCGCCATCTACGGCCTAAAACACTTTGGAATCCCGGACCACCCTATACCGTCAATCTACTGCGACGAATGCGGGCAACGTAAAGATGCGCGCACGAAAAGCGGATGCGCCCCCACGTGGTTGCTAAATGGTAAGGCCCCTCGCGGATGGCGCGTCGAATACGATGCCGAGAATCACACGCGCCGCGATTGGTGCCCGAGGTGCAAATGACCTGGACCGGCGACGGGCAAGGCGGGAACGACAGCCTAGAGTGCGACCATTGCGGGGGCGTTGCCGTGGTCGCTGACGATGATGGGATGTATTACGAGAACCGTGAATCCGAGTGCATGAGTTGCGGCATGCCTGGTCGGATTTCCTTCGATGAAGTCGAAGAGGACGACGCCAGCTACACGGACGCGACGTGGCTCGTTTCGTGGGTCGACAGCGACAAGTGCAACCGGAATGAATGCGAGGAGTGTAATGGCTAATACGAATCCAAAAGGAACGACACCTACTGAGAAAGAACTCGACTCCATTGTGAAGACTTTGGAATCTTCGGGCAGCGCCGCTAAGTGGGAATTCAACGGGACACACTATTGGTTTCATCGTACGAAGCCCCCCGGGGAAGAGTTCGAAATATTCGACCGTGACGTAGCGTCTCTTCTTACGACAGTTAAAACAAGATTGGGGTTAGCATGATCGAGATTGTTCAATTGGGTATCAGTTCCGTGGCGGCGATTGCTTTGCTACTTCTCGGGTTCGGTATCATCGTGACCGTTGCCCAAGAGCGCGCGCAGCGCACCAAACCGGCGCACGTCTGTCCTGAACGCCGGGCTGCTACGCAGAAGATGCTCGCGGCGTACAAGGCGCGGAGGGCGAGAGGGGCTCGGGGTAAATGACCGACCCCTCCCTCTCCGCTCGGGACGTCTCTCGGATACTCGGAGTCTCTCGCTCTAGGGCGTACGAGATTATGCAAACGATGGACCATGAACGATTCGGGCGTTCCGTCCGTGTGCGCCAGTCCGTGTTTGACGCTTGGCGTTCGTCGCATACAATCCGTGCGTGCGGTTATCTCTCTACCGAAGGGGCGACGTTTGGTGGGTCCGAGGCTCCGACGCCGGTAGAAAGTTTCGCCGTTCCACAGGGCAAACCGAGAAGTCCGCGGCGGAGCGCGTCCGTGCGGAGTGGGAACGCGGTACGAATCACGCAGCCTCGCATAAAGCGACCGTCGAATCCGCGGCCGAGCGTTTCCTAGAAGAACTCAAAAGCGAGGACGTGGCCCCCGGTACCCGGGATATGTACACCTGCAAAGCAGGCCACGTCGTGAGGCTTCTAGGAAACGTCCGACTCTCCGACCTCTCCCATTCTCGCGTCTTGGCTTTCGCGAAAGAGCGCGAGGCCGAGACCGCACACTCTCATACCATCCACCGGGAGCTGACGACCCTACGCCGAATCCTCTCGAGTGCCCTACGCGCGGGGGAGTTTTCGAAGGACCTGAAGGCCGTGATGCCCCGGTACGCAGCCGGCTACGTCCCTCGAACCCGTTGGCTCACCAAGGAAGAACTAGATGCGACGATGTCCCACCTCGAGCCAGGGCGCGCGGCTGTCTTGGCGTTCATCGTCGCGACCTCGGCGAGGCGCACGGAGGCGTTCTCCGCTCGTTGGGCGGACATCGAACCCGACGCCATTGTCATCCGGGGGACGAAGACGACCAAGGCGAAGCGCCGCGTCCCTATCCTAGAGCTCTTCCGCCCCTACGTGGACTTCGTTCTCGAGCATGCAGACGGGGTACTCACCCTGTTTACGCCGTGGGGGAACATGCGCCGGGATATCCTCCGAGCGGCGGAGCGCGCGGGGGTGCCCCCGTTCTCCGCAAACGACCTCCGACGAACGACCGCCACGTGGCTCGTCAAGCGGGGCGTGCCCCTACACCTCGTGCAAAGGATACTTGGGCACACCGGCATCGCTATGTTACAGAAGGTTTATGGTCAGTTGGACACAGACGACGTCGGGCGACTCATTGACGAGCGCACGGCGGTACTCGTGCCCGAACGGGCACAAAAAGGGCACAAGAAAGGAGGGGGTCGACCGCTAAGTACTTGAAAGGGCTGGTAGCTCAGTCGGTAGAGCTGCGGACTTTTAATCCGAATCGACCCCCTCAATCCCCGCATTTATCGAGAAAAACCCCGTCCAGTGTGCCCGGCGTGTCCCCCTTTTCCGGGGGCTCGGGCACAATTAGGGCACAGTCCCCGAGCCCCCCACGGGCGTGCGCGCGGGTAGAGGGATGCACCTGCAATTGATATCGTGCCCCGGGTGCCCAGTCTCGGCTGGGGGAGCGTCCCAACGGAAGGTCTTCCCTTCGTTCGCCCGGTGCGTGGCTCGTACGCGGTCGTCCCGCATCGTGACCCAGATGTACGAGTCGTAGCCGGCTGCGACTTGGAGCGTTCGGAGAATGTCGGCGTTGAGCTTCACGGCTTGGTCGGCGGCGATGAGAGCGATGTGGGACTTGAACACCTCAACAGCTCGAGCGATGCCGGCTTTCTTCTGGTCGGCGGGGGCCGCGAGGACGACTTCCCGCACGCGAGAGACGTGCTTATCAAACGCGGCCGTGACAAGGGCATCCCCCTCGACTCTCCTGGCGTCGATGAAAGACTGTACCGATTTCAGCACAGGGGATACTCCCGTGAGTTCTTGGAACCCCTGGATAGCGTTCTGCACGACCTCGGGAGCCATGACGGAGAACGTGAAGAAGAAAAAGAGAAGGAACCTCCGCTTCGTCTCCTCGACTTGCTCCTCGAAGTCTTCCTCGTCCCAGTCGAAGTCAGCAGCCGTCGTCAGGTTACGAACGAACCGTTTCTCCGCCTTGGGGGAGACTTCAAGCTTTCTTGCCCGTGCCCTTCGTCGGCTTGTCTTTCCCAGCAGGGGCTCCGGCTTCCTTGGCAGCAGGTTTCTCAGCATTGGCTTTCTGGTTCACTCCACCGGGGTTCATGTCATTGGAAGGCGCGAGGGGTTGCCCGTCCGGTCCGAATTGGGGCTGCATCCCGAGCCCCTTGGCTTGGTCGAGCATTTCTTGGATGTCGGCTTTCAAGGCTTCCTCGCGAGCCTCGACGTCGATGTGGGTGTCGAGGCTGTACCCTCCCTCGCCGAAGCGGGAGAGTGCTACCTCTTCGGGGAGGAGCACGCCTTGTTGTAGGTAGAGGTTGTCCGCTTGCGCTTGCTGTAGGTGCGCCGCGGCGACTTCCCCGTCCGTGGGTTGCCAGAGGGGAGCGAACTCGAACTCGAACTCCGGGACCTCCCCCTTCGTCGGCGAGTCCTTCGCCGCGCAGAGGATGGTGTAGAACCTTCGAAGGAGCGGCTCGAGTTCGTTCCGCTGGGAGGACTTGAGGGAGTCGTAGTACGCGCGGAAGTCCGAGTCCCCTGTAGCGTTGAGCCCCGCGGCGGAGCGCCCGAGAAGGATGGCAACGGGCACTTCGCACGCGGCGGAGAGGCGCATCATGAACCTGTCAAGGATGTCCGGGATACCAGTGAAGGACGTGGGCTCCCTCGAGAACTCTTCGCCGTCCGCGTCGAGGATGAGAGACCTCGCGACGGAGCGGGTCATGTCGACCATTTGCATACGGGTGACGAGTCCGTCTTTGCCGTCTGAGGCGATGATGTCCCACAGGCCCTTCAGTTTGATAACCCCCTGGCTCGCGTCGGAGAGCAGGTGCCCCGCGGCCTGGAAGGCTTGGGAGAAGTCCCGCATGACTTCGTAGGGGCGTTGGAGTGTCGACAGCGTCCAGCCACGGAGTTGTCGGCGCATTTGCGCGTCCGTGTCGGCCCCGTCGAATCGAAGGACTCTGCTTTCGTGGACGTAGGCGGTCGACTGGGAGTTCATACCCATGGCCTGTACGCGGTAGATTTCAGGCTCGCCGTAGTTGGGTTGGAGCGGGTCCTCGTAGAACGTCACCGGATGGACGTAGCGGCGGTCTACGACGTTGAGGAACTTGATTGACCGGATGCGTTCCTCTTTCAAAGGTTCGCTGGGGTCCTTCCCGTCGTCGGCGCCGATAATCATGATGGCGCCCCCGTAGAGCCGCCCCCAAATCATGGTATCAAGAAGGTGCTTATCCGCCTTGAGCTTCCGAGCGGCCTTCTTGAGTTCCCTGCCCAGTTCCCCATCGTCCTCGACTTTGACCTCGTACCCTTGGCGGAGAATCTGTTTTGGGCGGTCGTTCACCATACGAGCCGCGATATCGTTCTCGTTGTAGAGCGCCGAAAGCTCCGCGTCGGTAATTCGACCTCCGATTTCGAAGTTCGAATACGTCATCTTGTCCCGGGTCGTCCCGAGACCTGTATAGGTATTCGACCAGGAGTCCTGTCGTTTCAGGGTCGCGACAGCCTTTTGCAATTTCGACGGGGGTTTCTTCCTACTGGCCATACAGAAAGTTTACTTATCGAGTAGTTATAAACTCTTAGTATGGTGGATATAGCCAATCTAAAGAGCCCCACGGGGCGTTTACGGGAGCACGGAGCCCGGAGAATCATCGAATTACGCCGCCAGGGGCAGACCTATCAGGAGATTGCGGCGACGCTTTCCGTGTCGATTAGTACGGTTTACAACGTCTGCAAGGGGCGTACCTGGGCATTCCTGAATCAAATAGAATCCCCTCATGAGTGAAATCAAACCCTGGGACAGACAACCGACTGAACCCGACGACGCCTGGGAGGCGTTCAAGAAGTACCGTTCCCAGCAACACCCACGGCATGCGGCGAAGGTTTACGGGTATCCCGTAGCGGACCGTGCTCGGTGGTTCGTGGATTACCATTGGACCGATCGTTGCAAAGCGTACGACCTGTACCTCGAGGGGGTCTACCACGACGAGTTCGAGGCGCGCTTCCGTGACGGTGCTCGAGCCATGGCGGAGGCGCACCTAGCCATGCTGAAGGACGCGCGGGAACTCGCTGCGATGGAACTCGAGAAGATGCGCCGGGTATCAGAGGAGTCCGAGCAATACGGAGTTATGAAAGCCGGCGAGCTAATCAAACTCCTCGAGGCGTCTATCAAACTTGAGCGGCTCGTGCGCGGGGAGTCTACCGAGAATGTTCAGCAAAGTATGGACTTGAGCAAGCTCTCCGTCGACGAACTCAAACTTTGGAATGACCTGCAAGAAAAACTTGAAGCAGGCGACACTTCCACACATTGACAATTACAGTAGGGCTGTAATGATGTAGCGCATGGCTACGTACTGTCTCGCCATCATGGCGAAGGAAACGCCCGAGAAACTCCGGCGCGCAATCGATTCCGTCAAACACCTCGTCGACTACTGCGTCCTCATGGTCGCGCCGGAAGACCCGCTGCGCTACTTCGACCTCGGGATGCCGGGGGAGGTTCAAACTTTCCCGTGGCGAAACTACGGGTACAACCGTACCGAGTTATTCAACGCGTCTCGAGGGCGAGCAGACTACGTCGTCATGCTTGACGCGGATGATTACCTGTCCGAGGGAACGCTCCCGGAGAATCCCACGGCGGACGGGTACGAGATTGAAGTCGAGTACGGCAATATGAAGTACAAGCGACTTCAGATTCTGTCGTCGCGCTGCGAGTGGGAAAGCAAGGGGGAGGTTCACGAGTACTGGGAGGCCGCACACGAAGCGGTCATCCTACCGTGGGATGGTATCCGGTACATCGTCGAGAGCGCCAGCGAGCGCCCAGACAAGTACAAGAGCTACATCGAACTACTGAAAGGAAAAGGTGACCCCCGAAGCGTTTTCTACCTGGCCCAATCGTATAAGGACGATGGACAAACCGAGCTTGCACTGGACACTTACTTAGCCCGCACCAAGTTGGGGGGCTTTCAGGAGGAGGTATTTCTTAGCTTCATTTGGGCCGGCATTCTTTCAGAGCAGTTGGAAAGACCGTTCTGGTTGTCTGCCGGGCATTACATCCGAGCCTCCCTGGTCTGCCCCGAGCGGGCTGGGGAGGCGTACTTTTACGCCGCCGAAGGATACCTCACAAGAGGGGACGTTTACTCTGCTAGAGCGTGCGCCAAGCTCGCCAAGGAAT